CATCTTTTCTATGATGCTAATCGAAAATTAGAAACTACATCCATTGGTGTAGATATAACTGGTTCATTAAACATTTCAGATCAGCCTGCAGTAGCGTTTCAAGGTACATCGAACGGCAATACGACTGTAAATAATGGTGAGAAGTTTGGTTCAACAGATCAAGGCAATCCTGCATTTACCACTAGTAACGGTTTAAGAGCTCATATAAGCTCTTCCGGAATAACATATAACTCAGCCACGGGAGTTTTTACGGTTTCTACCGCTGGTAAGTACTTATTATATTTTCAGGCGTATAATAATGGAGCCGTTGTTACAAGTACAAGAGTGTCTATATATCACAATAACACTCAAATGATGTTAGCGCATTCGCCTGATCTTAACTATGGCACGATACATGTAAACCATTTAGCAAACGCAGCGGCTAACGATTATTTTGATTTCAGACATGAATCCGGAGCTAATCGTGATTTTTTTATGGGTTCGCAACACTTAGGTGGTTATATAGTAAAAGTAGCATAGGAGAATAAAATGCCAAATATAACAGTATCTTTAACTGATACACAAAATAAATGTCTTGAGTACGCAGCAAATGGAGTTCAAGAATGGTGTGATAACGCTATACATAATCGAGCTCGCGTAGCTCAAGAAGAAATAATAGCAGCGCTCGTTGCGCACTGTAATGCAAATGGTATTGCCATTGCCACTGGTGTCGACGCTCAAATAACACAGGCGTACGATTTAGAAGTCGTTAAGACGGCTGCTCAAAGAAGTGCAGAAGCACAAGAGAGCACACCATAAACATAAGGTTTAAAAATGGGATTAAGTCAAATTAGATTAGATAAAGGAACCGGTACATTACCTGCAACAAATGCGCCATCTGGTTCAATAGTACAAACTAAACACTTACGGTTTACTGATACTAGTTTAACTATTACCGCGCCTACGGCTACAGACATTAGTGGTTTTTCTTTATCGATAACTCCTACATCTGCATCAAACGATATTTTAATTGTGCTTCACTGCAGTTGCCATATGAATTGTGACGGAAGAATCGGAATAAAGCGAAACGGTACTGCAGTTACAGAATATATCATAGGAACAGCTAGAGTTGATGGACAAGATGATATTGGAACATTTTCCGGAACATATAGAGATAGCCCAAACACTACGAGTGCCGTTACGTATCAAGTGATTGCTCGAGCGACAGGATGTACTAACGCTGTATATATTAATAAATCTGCAAGTGGTTTAACAGACAATGGAAGATCAGGATTACTTTTAATGGAAATTCAGGCATAAGTATAGTTTATAAATAGTATAAATAGAATAAAGAATTTAGAGGATTAAACATGGCAAACAGAGTTCCATTAGTCGTAGCAAGTCAAAAACTAAGAGAAATAGCTAATGGTGATACGTTAGATATTAGAGGTAATCGCCTTAAACTTGATAGTAGCGCTATCGAGTTAGGTAGTATAATTCTCAGAGATTCTGGTGGCGCTCTAGCAGCTTTTACGGCTGCAGACTCAACTGTAGCTGCTCCTATGTCAGGCGGAATTGCTGCTTTAGCTTTTGACAGCGCAAGTGGAAATGTCACTGCAACTAACGCGGGTGGCGCGACTAAAGTAGCTAAGATCGGTGGATTTAGCGCTTTAACAAGTTTACAAACAACTGGAAATGTTACTGTCGGCGGAGACTTAACTGTTAATGGTACGACAACTACTATTAACTCTACAACTTTAACAGTCGATGATAAAAATATAGTACTTTCATCTGGAGGAAGTGCAGCTGCTGCTAATGGTGCTGGTATTACTATTGACGGCGTCAGCGCGACGATGCTTTATAATACTACTTCTCACAGATTTGATTTTAACAGAGGTATTACTTCAACAGATTCTTCGGTACTTGGTGGTAACGGAACTTCAAGTGGAGTCACAGTCGACGATGGTTCTGTTGTAATTAGAACTGGTACTGGATCTGTAGCTTATATTGATCTGTATTGTGAAACTTCAAACGCACACAGAGTAAGAGTACAATCGCCGGCGCACTCACAATATTCTGGAAACATAACAGTTAAACTTCCTAACGTAACTGGAACCGCTGCTATAGTTGGAACAGCCACCGCAGATATCTTACTAATTAAAGATTCAGCAGGATCTACTGTAAAAACAATAAAAGGAGCGGGTAATTCCGCATTATAACGTATGGCAAACCCTACTTCAAGAGATACACTGATAGACTATTGTAAGCGCAGATTAGGCGAGCCTGTTATCGAGGTAAACGTCGATGAAGATCAGGTAGAAGATAGAGTAGACGAGGCTCTCCAATACTATCAAGAATATCATTCTGATGCTACGGTAAGAACATATTTAAAACATCAAGTTACAGCAACTGATGTATCTAACGAGTATATTCCAGTTTCTTCTGACATCTTATTCGTGTCTAAGATGTTTCCTCTAGAAAGTTCATTTAATCAGTCACGTAACTTTTTTGATATCAAGTATCAGATGATGCTTAACGATATCGCAGATCTTATGAACTTTGCAGGAGACCTAGCTTACTACGAGCAAATGCAACAGTATCTGTCATTACTAGATATGAAACTTAATGGAGTACCACAAGTACAGTTTTCTAGAAGACAAAATCGTCTTTATATCTTTGGTGACTTTGCAGATGGCGACATTAAAGAAGGTGACTACATAGTGGCAGAAGTTTATACGATAGTAAATCCAAATACTCATACTTCTGTTTTTAACGACATGTTCGTTAAAGAATATACGACTGCTTTAATAAAACAACAGTGGGGCACCAACTTAATTAAGTTCGAAGGAATGCAATTACCCGGAGGAGTCATACTAAACGGAAGGCAAATTTATGATGATGCTACTGGAGAAATCCAGACTCTTAGAGAAAACTTAAGATTGGAGCAAGAACTTCCACCAGACTTTTTTGTAGGATGATATGGCAAAAAACTTATATATCTCCGACAAAGTCAAGTCGGAACAAGAATTATATGAAAATATAGTCATAGAATCTTTAAAGATCTATGGCCAAGACGTTTACTACATTCCACGTGATCTAGTAAACGAAGACACCATACTAGGTGACGATCCAGTATCATCGTTTAACTCAGCATATAAAGTAGAAATGTATATAGAAAACATCGAAGGGTTTGACGGTGAAGGAGATCTATTTACAAGATTTGGCGTTGAAATACGAGACGAAGCTACTTTTATAGTGGCTAGAAGAAGATGGTCTGATACCGTAGCTCGTTACGATAATGAAATTACAGTATTAAGACCTAAAGAGGGAGACTTGATTTATTTAGAACTGTCAAAGTCTCTGTTTCAAATTATGCACGTCGAACACGAACAACCTTTTTATCAACTAAGTAACTTACCTGTATTTAAATTAAGATGTCAGTTATTCGAGTATACTGGAGAAGATTTAGATACTGGTGTTGAGACTATAGATGATATAGAAACTAAGTACGCTTACACTTACGTACTTACGCTTTCCAATACTAGAGATAGTGCCGAAGCAACCGCAACTGTTGATAGTTCCGGAAGCATAACAGCTCTAAGCTTAACAGATAGTGGTAGTAACTACTTTACAGCGCCAACTGTAACTATTACTGATTCAGGTGGAGTTGGTACTTTAGCTACGGCCACAGCGACTGTTGATAGTAATAGCGGTGAACTTACATCTATTACGCTTACAAATGCTGGTTCAGGTTATATCCTTCCAAGAGTCACGTTCTCTTCTCCAGCTATAACTGGTTTTACAAAAGGAGAGGTCGTAACGAGTCAGTCTGGAACAACTACGATGAGAGGTGAAGTTGCCAAGTACTCAGATTCTGATAATAAGCTTCACTTGATTCATGTTGGAGCCGATGATGGTAAGTTTCATAACTTTGTACCTACTAAGAAAGTTATCGGACTTACGAGCGGAGCTGGTGGTGTGATCACGTTAGTATCACAAGACAATAAACTTTCGCAAAATGAACAAAATACAGAATTTAGTAGTGGAGCAGATTTCATAGACTTTACAGAATCTAATCCATTTGGAGACGTGAGTAATAACTAATGTTTGGAACTTATTTTTATCACTCAAAAACTAAAAAAGCAGTGGCACTGTTTGGGAGACTATTTAATAACATCTATGTTCTTCGTAAGAACTCTTCTGGAGCAGTCATAAGCCAAGTTAAAGTTCCACTATCATATGCACCAAAGCAAAAGTATCTCGAAAGAATTAGAGAGAATCCAGACTTAAATACTGATACTCAAGTAGCAATTAAGTTACCGAGAATGTCTTTTGAGATTACTTCTATCAACTATGATGCAGCGAGACAGTTAGCTAAAGTAGGTAATTTTAATACTTTAGCATCAGACGGTTCTACCAGCAAAAGACAGAAATTTTTTAATCCTGTTCCTTACTCGATTAACTTTCAGTTAAATGCGTACGCTAAGTCTCAAGACGATGCCTTGCAAATAGTAGAACAGATATTACCAACATTCAATCCACAATATGCTTTAACTATAAAGCCTTTTGCTACAGAATATCCAAGTTTTAAAGAAGACATACAGGTCATAATACAAGGTGTATCTTTCTCTGATGACTTCGAAGGAGCTATGGAACAAAGAAGAACGATAATATACAGTTTGGACTTTGAGATGAAGCTAAGTTATCATGGTCCAATATCTGACACCAGTATCATTCGTCAAGCAGATGCCAAGGTATTTGACATCAGTGCTGGACTGAATGATTCTGATATAGGATTAGAAACAATAAGAGTTACTCCTAATCCTACTTCTACGATCGGTCTTGACGATAGCGATTTTGGATTTACAACAACAATTTTAGATAGCGCGAGTTAAATATGTATCATTACCCTTGTAAAATAATAAAAGTAGTCGATGGTGACACTGTTGACGTAGATATCGATTTAGGTTTTGGAGTATGGATGAGAAACCAAAGAATACGTATGTACGGAATAGACGCACCAGAGTCTAGAACATCAAATCAAACTGAAAAAAAATATGGTTTAGCCTCCAAGAGATTCTTAGAAGACATGTGCGATGACAAGAATGGCTTAGTTCTTAGAACGCATAAAGACAAAAAAGGTAAGTTTGGAAGAATACTTGGAGAACTTTGGAGAACTACAGATTATGCGGATCAGTCTATAAACGAGTATATGTTAGAAAAATATCATGCTGTAAGATATATGGGTCAGTCAAAAGATGAAATTAGAGACGAGCATATAAAAAACAGATTGAAAGTTACATTAAATGAAGAAAAAAAGTGATATAGAAAAGTTTCTTCCACCAGAAGAAAAAAATATTGACAACGATTACAAATATTCTCGAGACACGTACTACGAACTCGTAGAAAAAGGTAAAGAAAGTCTTGAGCTCATGATTGAAGTGGCTAGGGAAAGTGAACACCCTAGAGCTTTTGAAGTACTATCAGGAATGATTAAGAATATTTCTGATGTTAACGACAGATTAATGGACCTAAATAAAAAGAAAAAAGATTTAGATAAAAAAGAAGAGATTCAAAAGATCGCTAACACAACTAATAATCTTTTTGTAGGTTCAACAACAGAACTTCAAAAGTTACTAAAGAATGGACCGGAAATGAAGAATGTCACGCCCGAATCAAAATGAAAATTATCTAGGTAATCCAAACATAAAGAAAGATGGTATCACTCAAGATTGGAGTGAAACTCAAGTACGAGAGTACGCTTTATGTATGAAGGATCCTGTCTACTTCATAGAAAAGTATGCAAAGATTATATCTCTTGATAAAGGATTGGTTTCTTTTAAACTATATCCGTATCAAAAGAAGATGTTTAAACAATTTGAAAGGAATAGATTTAATGTCGTACTCGCGTGTAGACAATCAGGTAAATCAATATCGGCGTGTGGATACTTATTATGGTTTGCACTCTTTCAACCAGAAAAATCAATTGCGGTTCTTGCGAACAAAGGAGCCACTGCGAGAGAAATGTTGGCGAGAATTACGATCATGCTTGAGAACATTCCTTTCTTTCTTCAACCGGGTGTTAAGGCTCTCAACAAGTCTAACACTGATTTTAGCAACAATAGTCGTATTATCGCTGCTGCTACGACTGGGCAGTCAATTCGTGGTTTATCTATCA